TTACATTTGACTACCCTTTTGACTACCCCTAGTATTTTTATCTGGATCTGGGCTGCCGTTTGCCATGAAGTTTGCAAAGTCATGAGCAGTTTTTTCTTTTCTTTGTTCAGTTACGTGAGCGTATATGTTCATAGTAGTTTTAATATCAGTATGGCCCATTCGTTCCTGCACGTCTTTTATTGAAACACCTGCTTCAAAAAGTAAACTACAATGAGTATGTCTAAATCCGTGGACAGTCATTTTAGGCAAACGATTTTCTTTCAGGATTTTCGAAAGATTATGGTTCAGGTAATCTAGATAAAGCGGTTTGTTTTCAGTAGAAGGGAAGAGCAATTGCTCTTGAGATAATGAGTTTATGCCAAACTGAAAAAGAAATTTTTGTTGGTGTAATTTCCATTTTTTTATCAGACCCAGCGTCTCATTATCCAAAGAGATAGTACGAATACTTTTTCTTGTCTTCGGCGGCTGAAAAACTAACTCCCAATTCTGAACAGTTGCTAGAGTTTGTTTGACGGTAAGAGTTTTCTTATCGAAATCAATATCTTTCCAACGTAATGCATGCAATTCTCCTTTGCGAAGACCCGTATACCCAAGAATTCGAAACATCACAAATAATTGTTCTGAATAATTTTCTTTTACCACCGACAAAAAAGTAAGCAACTGTTCACGATCATAGAAAGGAGCGATGTAGTCCTCTTCATCTACTTTTTGCTGTTTTTTTGGTCGAATTACACCATCCATTGGATTATTATTGAGTAACCGGATATTGATAGCATAATTGAATACTGATGTCGTGATACCGATTAAGTTGGAGTATTTTTTGTAGTAACTAAACCAATGATTTACTTGTTTTTGACAAAATTGAATAGTGATCTTACTCATTCGGATATGACCAAATAAAGGGAGAATGTGTTTGTCTATCGCAACTTTTTGAATAGTGTAAGTACTAGCTTTGACTGTGTTTCTGTATTGTTCTAACCACATATTGCATACTTCTTCAAATGTTTTTGTTGTTTCAGTGATGAAATCAGGTTCTTTTGATTCTAGTTGTAAACGAGCAAGTGCAAGCTTTGCCTCTTGCTGTGTTTTAAACCCTCGTTTCGTTGTTCGTTTCTTTTTACCAGAAAGAGGGTCAACGCCTAAATATATTTGAAACATATATGCGGTAGATCCATCTTTTTTCTTATACTTTTTTATCATTATTCATCGTCCTTTCTTGCCCGCCAGCATGTAGAACGTGGTAGCATCACTCCTTTCAATTTGGTATAATTATGTACAACAAATAAACATCAGTTTTTTGTTAGCACGCTCCTTGTCTGCCAAGAAAGAGGGGCGTGTTTGTTTTATTTCAGTATAGCAGTGGCTAGCGCTTGCTGAATTTGAGTAATACTTTTATCTTTTTTGAACTGGAGGCTTTGAGCAGGCTCAACAGCACCTGAAATCCAAATCTTCAATTCTGCATCTAAATCAAAATGCCCAGCTGTTTCTACGCTAAACCTTGAGATACTTTTATAAGGAAATGTTTTGTAATCTACTTTTTTTCCCGTTATACCTTGTTTATCTACTACAATTAAGCGATAGTCGGTAAACACAATCAAGTCTCTAACTAATTTGAAAGCTAAATCAATATTTTCATTAGGCATAAGAACAGCTGACAACTCTTTTTTTACCTCTTCATGTTTTATGTCAGTTACATTGCCTAGTATACCATCAAATAATCCCATTTCATTTTCTCCTTTATTTAGTTATTCATTTCAAAAGAATCCACCACTACTGCAGGAACTGTAATTTCTCCACCTAAAGCAGAAGTATAAGTATATTCTCCAAAAGATACTCCACGAATAGTAATATAGTCATCTTCTAAAAGTCGATTATTCGAAAGCTGATCTTCGGAAATTTCAATTAAAATTACTTGATCATAGTTATCATCTATAGCAAATCTAAATTGTGATTGATCATCACCTTTAATAACTTGAATAATCCTTCCAGAAAACTTAACTTTTTCTGCTAAATATGTGTCTGGATTACGAGCGAGATTTTCAAACGTAATACCAGTATCGTAACTAGCTTTTTCTTCTTCAGCAGCTTTTTTTGCAGCTTCTTCTGCTTCTTTTTTCTTTTTCTCAGCAGCTTCTTTCTCAGCTTGTTCTTTTGCAGCTGCTTCTTCAGCAGCTTTTTTCTCAGCTTCAGCTTTTTGTTTTTCTTGCTCTTTTCGTTTCGCTTCAACTTCATCAGCTGCCTTTTGAAGCTCAGCTTTAGATTTTATGGATACCTTTTCATTTGTGGTGCCATCTGTTAATTCAAAATCCTGAGTTTCTGTTTCAGGTAAGGGAACAGTGATGCTAAAGCTTCCATCTTCACTAGGTGTTATTTCTTTTACTAGTTCGCCACTTGTTGTAATTGTAACAGTCTTTTGTGGATCTGCTTTTCCAGCTAAATGAAAATTGTTGTTTTCTAAATAATAAGCAGGACGTGATACATAGAGTGCTATTGATTCTGTTGTACTTTCAGAAGTGCTGTTTTCAGAACTTTTGATTGTGCTACTATTTTCTGTTGTAGTTTTTGCATTTGAAGTACATGCGCCCAAAAACATTGTAGAAAGTAATAACCCTATTACTACTTTTTTCATTTCTTTTCCTCATTTCTTTGATATAATAATTTTGTAATGTCTCAGAAATGAGCTAGCCTATTAGAAGTAGCCGCTTCTATAGGCTCTTTTTTATCCAAATACTTTTAGAGATTCAACAAAGATAAATTCATTGTCAAATGTAAACTTAAAGTTACGATGATAATGATATTTTCCATACTTGTTAAAGTAATGAAGGAGAGTATCTTCAAAGAATTCTGGAGTTACGTTTAGGTGTTCACTGCATTCATAAATATTATTACAACCATTTAAAGCACAGTCTAAAAGATCGTCTAAAGTTATTAATAGTTCAATTCCATATCTTCTAGCTCTCCATTCTTCTTTCCACGCCTCAGGGTCTTTATAATTAAGAATATTTCCAATGGTTCTTTTATGATGTCCGAATTCTTCAGCCAAGACAACTTTCTTTTTTCTATCTGATTTAGTTTTATCTAAGTAGATACGGTTATTTCTATAAAGTCCAGTATATCCGGTATCTTCTTCTAATGGTAACTCAATAACTGGTACCTCAGAATTAACTTTATCTAAAAGGTTTTCAAAATCATTCATACACGACCCTACTTATCATCAAAATTTTTATCAGCCTCATCAAGATATCGATTAAGATCATCAAATTCTTTTACAGTTATTTCTTTATTTGGATCATCAGAATGAGCGGCTATAGTAAAAATTTCCTTGTTTTGTTCGTTAAGCTTGAACTTGGCGAAGTTATAAACCTCATCTTGTTTTTTGCTATCTAATTGGTTATATATGTTCAACAATTTATCTTGAGGTTTTTCTGTCCAACCCATTAAATATCCAGGGGTTGTATTCAGAGAAATCGCTAGCTTTTCGAGTACTTCGGTAGGAAGTTTCTCTATTTCCCCTTTTTCATAACGGAAGATGGTCGATCTTGAAACACCTAACTTAGATGCCAAGTAATCAGCATTGTATCCTAGTTCCTTCCTTCTCTGCTTTATTCTTTCTCCCACTTCCATTTGAATACCTCCAAAATTTTTCTTTAAATAAATATTATCAGATGTGTTGCAAAAATGCAACTGATTAATCGCATAAATGCAACAAATGTGTTGACAAATATTTTTGTCGCTTGTATGATAAAAGTGTGAGTTGCATTAATGCGACAGAAATAGGAGGTGAAATCATGCCAGTTGATGTTGAAAGATTGGATGAAATTATCGAACAAAGGAACACAAAGCAAAGAGTAGCGGAGTTAATTGGTGTAAATAGAAGTACTTTCTATAGAAAATTAAAAGGGGAGGGAAAAGGTTTTTCAGTAGAAGAAGCTCAGAAGATTACAGCAGTTGTTCCATTATCTGGAGAGGAAGCAGTTCAAATTTTTTTTGGCAGTAAAGTCGCAAAAACGCTACAAAAGAAACACAATTAATCAATTATAAATTGAGGTGATTTAATATGGCTGTCATTTCAGCACCAATAGAAATACCAGAATCATTTGGGGAAGAATTAGCAGCAGTTATTGCTGCTAAGGTTCTTCAAAAGGTAGGAGAATCAATCAAAGCTGATGACCTTCCACCATATCCAACGAAGAAGCAGGTGAAACAAATTCTCCGGATTGGTGAAGAACGGATTAACGAATGGATCATTGAGGGATTACCACAAATACCTTTTGGTAAGGAAACCAGATTTGACCGTGAGGACATAAAAAGATTCCTAAACAATAAAAAAATCTAATGCCCGCCAGCATGTAGAAATAGGAGGAATCAAATGAAATACACATTATCCCAAGAACTATTGATACATGATCTTACAAATGAAAAGATCAGATGCCTACATGATCAACTTAATGATCGGAAAAGACCGTTAACAGAAATACAACGAAACTTATCGATTCGAGAACTTCAGAGCTATCAGGAGTTGATTTATCAGAATCGATTGAATCGACAAATTGAATTGAGGTGATAAGAATGAGTAAAAAATGGTTAGCAACGCTCCATGACAATCCATTGTATAAAGCACGTCAATTACAAGGGATTGCTTATGCCAGCTTATTGTTAAACGGTATTTTGTTAGCTATTTGTTTCCTATTAATGATTGGAGGGTAACTAGATGTTTAAAGAAAGGGAAATTATTTTCACTACAAATCGAGTGTATGTTAAGCCATACACTCAAAAAATTAAGTCGATTATCTGGAATAAGTTTGAATCGACATGTGAAGTAGAGGATCGTTCATTTGATAGCGATGAGACACCTACGATTGCTTTATATTTTGTTGTTTCAGATGATCAGTTTCAAAAGTTACAAATGGCCATCCCTAAGTTGCTACCGGATTTAGTAAGTAAAGGAGGAATTCAATATGAATAATGACAAGTTAGCACTGACATTAGCCGATAAGTTGATGGCAAAAGTTAACAGTTTGCTAGATTCAGAAGTTCGAACAATTACTGCCGATTTACAGGATACTCAAAAGGACATTGAAGCAAAACGCACGATTTCAATAAAAGTTGGAATCAAAGTCACTAGTGATCATCGAGGAATTACCATCGATGCAGAATCAAATCATGGATTACCGAAACGAGAATTGGAACCAGTTGTTTATCCAATTGATGTCAATAATTCTGGACAGATAAATTTGTTCGAAGATGAGTGAAAGCTACAGGTGATGTATATGTTATCAAAGGCGATCGATTACTTGGAAAAAATGCCTGCAATTGTGATGCAGGTTCGTATGAGGAAATGTGGAGAGAATTATGTATACAGTATTGAAGCGAAAACTGAGCGAGGGAGAGTAGAGACGTTTCAGCTGCGTGGAAGGACTCTGTATCACCATATTTTTCATCTGGGAAAACCAACCGAAGAAAAGGTTCTTTTTCAGTTTTCAGAACAATAAAAAAAGCCGCCAAATTTGGCGACTTCTGAGAATGGTATTTCTTATCTCCGACAAGATAAGTATACCATCCTCAGACTATTTTTGCAAAAAACGCTGCTATTTCGGCGTTTTATCGTCCTTGTATTAGATACTAACTTAACGGACGTAGAAAATTCTGGGGTGTTTGTCATGAAGAAATCATTTGTTAGAGAACGCAGAGTGGAAGCAGGACCATATAAAGAAATCCGACTTTACAGTAGGACGATCGAGCAGGAACGAAAATGCAGAGAACCCAGAGGTAGGAGAAAAAAAGTTACTGGCTTATCTCAAGCAAGATGGAATCAAGCCCAAAGTAAAAGAAAGGCCGCATTGTTCCTATATGCAAACTTTGGAGAGAAAGATTACTATGCCACGTTCACTTATTCCGATCAGTTTCTACCTGAAAAGCCTGCTGACGCCAAGCGTGATCAAGAAAACACTTTGAAAAAACTAAAAAGACTCTATGAGAAAGAAGGGGTCGAACTCAAGTACATGTGGTTTACCTCTTATCAATACGATGAGGAAGTAGGCTATATCACTCGAATCCATCATCATATTGTTTTAAACAATGGACCATCAAGGGATGCAATCGAGAGTATTTGGTCTAAAGGACGAGGAAAGAAGAAACAGCCTCTTGGTCGAAGACAAGTGCAAAACATTCAATACGATTCAGATGGGATGCAAGGCTTGGTCAATTATTTAACAGGTCAAGAGAAATGGGAAAATCGCCAGTGGAAGAAAGGTCAAAAGCGATGGTCCAAGAGTCGAAACCTCAAAGAGCCACACGAAACAACCAACGATGATTATTGGTCATTTAGAAAACTAAATAAATTAGGCATGTCCAACGATGATGGAGCAGAGGAAATTCTTAAGAGGTTTCCTCGATACCGCATTTTAGGAGATATATTGAAAATTTACGATGAGGATCGTGGATGGTATTTCAAAATCGAACTGTTCAGAAATGATGATGGATAGAGAAAGAGGTAAAAATGGAAAGTAAACAAACGTATCTGGTCGCTTGCTTTGATAAATCAGATTGTATCGACATGATGCAGGAAGTCTTTTTGATGTTAAACATTGATGATCAAAACAAAGGGAAATTTTCTCCATGTATTAAAACATTGGAAATCATATCAGAAGAAAAGGAAATCCGATTTCTTCAAAATCAGCAAATTTGCGATGCTGCATCAAACAAGTTAAATGGTCAGTCAGCATATACAGGAATAGTTAAGAGTGATCGGTATTCACAATTCGTATGCTTTGAAGATAAAGCATACTATGAGCGCATTTACCGCAGAACATTAGATACATTTGGACAAAACGACAAAGAAGGATTTATTACTGAACTAATGCAGAAAGTAGGTAGAAATGATGTCTTCAAGAAATTATCAAAATAGAGTCAACAATGATTTAGGCGATATCTTTGAAAAAATGATTGATCAAGGATGTTGGTACTACAGAACAAAAGATATTGCTTTAATTGAAAAAACGCCTGAACCGTTTCGTGTGAAGCAGATACTCGGCGATGGCAGAATGATCGTTTATCCAATCGGGAAAGCTCAACCAGATTACAAAGGAACTCTATGGGATGGACGTGCCATTGTTTTTGAAGCAAAGATGACCACAACGGATCGATTAAAAAAATCAGTGATCACACAAAATCAAGAGGCGTTGTTGGATCTCCATCAAAAATTAGGAGCGATGGCAGGTGTTTGCTGCATGATCAAAAAGACCGCCGGGTTTATCCCATGGAGTGATTGGCAGAACATGAAAGCGAAATATGGCCGTCAGTACATTCTTGAAGAAGAGTTGGAAGAATATCAGGTTGCTACACCAGGCTACATCGATTTTCTGAATAAAACGAATTGGTGATCCTATGGTTGAAAGAATAACGAGTTTCAAAGTAGCACGTGTCGAATTCACCATGTTTTGTGAGATACGAGGATGGGCGGTTGAGTATTTTTCTAACAATCCCAAGAATTACCGTCAATACTATGCAAGATGTTACGTTCCGGAAAAGGCAGATACCTATCATTTTATTATTACACTTGCAGGGAAGTACTATCGCCTTCTCGGAAATAAGAAGTGTGAACCTTATGAATATGTGTATAAGCCAGCAGATGTAGGAGGTGATCAACATGAAACAGAACCAACAGGCGATGAAGCAGAAAGAACATGAAAAAAAGAAGCGTCACAGAGAACGTGCTTTAAAACTACAACGATTACTTTATCTATCTAATCTTGATGATCGAGAGATTGATCCAATAAGCGAGGAAGAGCGGGAAGCATTGCGTGTTGAACTCTGGAGAGGGGAGCAATCCCATTTGCGAATTGTAGAGGTTCTTTACAAAGGCGAAGTGATTTTCACAGGTACTCGGAAAGACGTATGTCGGAAGTGCAAAAAAGCAAATCGAACGATGAGCGATTTATTACGTTATGGTCATGAAGATAAACAAGGAAGGACTTACCGCTATAAGGATTGGAATGGAACTATTGACGATGGGGTTGATTACGATTAATCAAAATAATTGGAGGGAAATTCATGAATGAGTTAGTTGAATTAGTAGAACAATGGTCAAAAGAAAAAGGATTGGATAAAGCAGATTCTAGCAAACAAATGTTGAAAGTTGTCGAAGAAACTGGTGAAGTTGCAGCTGCATTAGCAAGAAACGATCGAGATGCACTAAGAGATGGTATTGGCGATGTAGTAGTAACCTTGATCATCTTGGCAATGCAAAATGATATGGACTTGTACGAATGCTTGAATTTTGCTTATGACGAAATCAAAGGACGTACTGGAAAGATGGTCAATGGTGTTTTCGTTAAATCCAGTGACCTGAAATAATTCCAGAATCGGAAGAAATAACGGAAAAAAAGATAACCTAAATTATTTGGTTATCTCGAAATATACACATTCCAGCAAAGTGTCGGCTGATAGTTCTCTATTAAATTTTGAAAGTAATGAGGAATAATATGTAAAATGGATTTTATGCCAATTTTCATATGTCTTGTCACCTTCCAAGATTGCAAAGGCGGGTTTTACTTCCCCAAAAGGCACTAGCTCAACAGCAGTTACTTTTACTTTGCATACACATGAATCTTTATCATCGTGTATATACCATATATCACCAACGATAGTAGGGGCTATGTGGTTTAATTTTTGAAGATCATATAACGAAGAAGTAGCTGATTTTAAACCAGTCAATACAAGATTACTTAAATATTTTTGTTCTTTTGGTGTTCCACCAAATTTTATAATTTTCAAATGATCAACTCCTAAATAAAGAATTGCTTATTATTAGTGAGTTGTCAAGTTTACTAAAGACAGAAATAGCGGAAATGGAGGATTATATGAAAACATTTAATATCAGCTGGGAGAGAAAGCAGCAAGTATCTATAGATATCGAAGCTGAAACTATCGAAGAAGCTTACGATAAATGGAATAACGGTGATTATGAAGGTAAAGCTGATGTGGATGATGAGGATATACTATCTAATTATGTTGACATAGATGGAGATTCTTATTATTTAGATCACTTTGAAAAAGCCAGATTTGGGAGTCAGTAATCCACCAATATCAATGAAAAAAGGCGGTTTCCTGAAAGTGGAATTGCCGCCATTGCTGTAAGGTTCTTTACGCGACTCAAGGTCACAGAAACACAAATGCAAATCTCTTTTGAAGTGATCCAAAGCTCTCGGAAAATGGAAGTTTTTTGTTTCAAAGAATAAATGAGATTTGCGTCAAGAACCTGAGAGTTATTTCCAAAAAAGCTTCCAAAGAACCGAATGAGCTAAGGACATCATGTGTAAACACATAATATAGCTCTCCTTTCAAGGCTAATAATAACATGAAAAATATTCGATGTCAGTAGGAAAAAGGTGAATTATGAAAAGAATATTAAATTATCCCGGCAGTAAATGGCGTATTGCGGATCTCATAGTGAGCAATATGCCTGATCACAAATCTTACTTGGAACCCTATTTTGGAAGCGGAGCAGTGTTTTTCTCCAAACCAAAAGATATATTAGAAACAATTAATGATTATGACGGCAGACTAGTCAATTTTTTCAGAGTGACACGAGATGATCCAGAAAAGCTTCAGTATATGATTTCTCAAACTTTGTACTCAAGAGAAGAGTTTGAAAAGTCAATTGAAGTATCAGAAGATCCACTTGAAGATGCGCGAAGAATGGCAGTTCGGCTCTGGTTTGGTGTTGGCGGAAAAACCGCAGCGGTGCCGGGATTCAGAAAAAATATATCGTGGAATGGTCCTTATACTGCTTATGAATGGAATGACATGCCAAATCGATTAGCTGATGCATCAAGACGTCTAAAAGATGCACAGATCGAAAATATGGATGCTATAAAACTTATTAAGCAGCATAATGATCCAGATACTTTAATTTATTGTGATCCACCTTATGTTAAATCCTCACTCGTTGATAAACATTATAAGTATGACTATGCAACAAACGACCATGAAGAGCTTTTGAGGACTTTATTGATCATAGAGGGAAAGTTATGATATCTGGTTATGCATCCGACCTTTACACGGAGATTTTGAAAAACTGGCCAGTACTAAGAAAACAAACAAAAGTAGGGATCACCACGGATAAAAAGTCAGATCGTACAGAAATGGTATGGTGCAATTTTGAACCAACCGGGCAGATGACTCTATTTGGTTAGTCAGCTATCCACCAAAATAGTCAACTAGCGAAATGAGATAAGTATTAGTTGTGATTTTCAGATTTCTTTAGTTTCATTGCTCGTATTAGATGGACGCAAAAGCTAGCAAAAAATAAAAGCCCTGCAATTTTTGGAATGGCACCAATTGAAGTTAAAAATAAAAAAGCTGCTATAAGGTTTACAAAAGCGGCTAACAGATAAAGGTAGAAACTAGTTTTTCTGTTCAATGTACTCACTCCTTTTGAACAGAATATCATATTTTATTTTTAATGTAAAAAAATAATTAAAAAGAAAGTCTTGAATAAATAATTTCACTATCTACGGAAATAAAAAAAACTACCCTAATAGAGTAGTAACTATGTCACAGATTATCTTTATTAGAATCGGCAATCCCATGTTTAACTGCTAACCTGATGATTCCATAAAGCATAAATCCTATAAAAATATACCAAATAAAAGCTAAAAAAGTTCCCAAAGCAATACCTCCTTTTAGGTATTGTAACATATTTTATATTTTACCAAGTCAGTTATCCGACGAAATAGCAGAAAGCGAGGAATGAATGTGAGTGAAATTAAACAAGAAATATTAGACCTATTAATTTTAAACGGACGTAAACCTCAAACAATCAAAAGTGGGGAACGAGTAGTTTATTTGTACGATGCTTTAAATATCGTCAACAAAGAGTTTTCCAAAACCGAACAACCGCAACTCAACGAGAATCAGCAGATAGTGCTGGAGTGGTTGAAGAATTTATACGGTTGTCATTATTACCAGCCGTTTGTTGCCGTAAGCCTATTCAGACATTCCTTTTTGGACTGAGAAAATTGAAGAAAACTATAATCAGCTTGATAGAAAGCAACAAGCTCAAGTGTTAGAAGTATTTTCTAGATGGGCACAGGAACAGGAGGAAAAGTGATGATCGTTGAAGAATATGTTGAAAAAGCTGTAGAAAAGCTGCGAGAAGCTAATTTACTGCTGAATGAAGTCCATAAAAAAGATTCGTTTGCAAGAGAAATTCAAGATGATATTTCTGAGATCATGGATACGTTACGGTATAGATATTTCGGTCAAGAAGAAAATTAATTCCGTAATCGTCAGCGATAGCGAACAGGAGGGATAAGATGAATAAGCAAGATCCAATACCGAAAAAAGGAACTTTAAACGACTCTCAACATTGGCATCTAGGTTTATTAGTAACACTCTATCATAATCATAAAGTGGATCAAGGCTATCCTTATTATCTAGCTTTACAAGATTATTTTACACGGGATGATGGTCCTGAGATCGAAGACGAAGAGTTTGCTCTAGTTATTTCAGTATTTAGCAACTATGTATTAAGTGAACTGGAGAAAGCCAATGAAAGTTAATCATTATACAGTACTAGCTATTGCATCAATACTGTTGACAATGGTTGGCTTGAGTTGGCTATCCTATACAATAATCAACCAGCAACAGCAAATCGTAAATCTAAAACAACAACTGCAGCATGAGCAGATGAAGTACAAGATTATTATCAATGATCCGCTGGTAAGAGATGCGATGGAAAGTGGAGGATGATTGTGACAGTTGCAGTTTTAGGGTTCACAGGATTCGTAATGATAATGGTCGTTGCAGTAATTGTTGGAAAGAAGATGGACGATAGAGAAGGAAAATAAAAAAGCCACTACCTTTTGGGTATGTGACCTGTGACAAGACTATTTTACCATAAAGGGGTGGCGTTTGTGAGGTTTCAATGGCTAAAAGACTACCAAGAGTTAGAAAATCAAATACTTTACCTTAAGTGGAATCTTAACAAAAGTAAACTAGAGTTAGAACGCTGGGTCAGTGGGGACCTTTCAAATATCCGCCTTGAGAAGAATTCAAGATCAGCCCAGTTAGAAGAAAAAATAATATTATTGGAAAAGGAAATTACCTTCCTTATTGAGCAGAAGAAGGAAACAACAACTTTGATTGAATCATTCGGAGGTCTGGATAACGATATAATTAGACTAAAATACGTTGAGGGGAAAACATTAGAAGAGATATCTGAAGATTTATCCTACAGTTATTCCTATATTAAAAGTCGTCATTCTCAGTTAAGGAAGTCTCTTACCTTTGTAGATGAATATATTATCAATAAGACAAAGTTAAAATATAAGATAGCTATACAAGATCCAGTGATGATGGATTTATAAAAGGTACTATGAAAGTACTGTACCTATTTTAAGCCGACATATTGATTTTTATAAGATATAGTAATAGCGTAGAAGAAACGGAGAGCCGGTTGTTGGACTACTCACACTAATCCAAATACCGAAAGGAGGTAGTCTCCTTATCGCGAAACTTCTTTGACTTTAGGGCTCAGTTATTAAATTGACTGGGTCCTAAAGTTTATGTGTGATTGTTTCTTGTGCAGTATGAGAAATAGTCTGTTCTAAGTTTTTAATTGCTTGAGTCATATCTTTAGAAGAATGGTTAACACTAACTCTTGGGTGTTGTAATAATCTTGACCATTCTAATTCATCGAATTCTAATATCTCTTTATATTTCTTTTTACTAAAGTCATGGTAATTAATAATTATTTTTCTTGAGTCGACAAGGTTCATCATTCCATCTCCTTGCGATCCTACTAAAGCTTTAATTGATTGACCAGGAGCCAAAAAGTGGTTTCTAATATTTTTAAATGGATTACCTTTTACAGCATTATTTAAGAAACCTGATTCCTTTTTATGAGTTATATCTGGTATTATTTTGATTGAATCAATAGTAGCACCAGTTTGTCCGTAGTTTCTTATGACTATGACAATTTGTTCTGTAGCAGTAACCTTGATAGACGTGAAGTATGCAACAATATATGGGCGATTTGCTTCTTGAATAGATTTTTTAGTTTGTCTAATAGCTACATAAGATAAAAATACGGCTATAACGCTTACAAAAACCTGAATAGAATCTGATAAATTCATGTAATTACCTCTTTCTTGATTTAAGTAATATCTATTATAACTACGTATTCTACCATATGTGAATATAATATATATACGAAGAAAAAGATTTTGTTATAATTAATAAAAAGGAGTTGTAAATTATGGATATAATTAGTCTGTTAAACAAAAAGGATTCTATTAAGTTTGAACTTATTAAACAAAAGCTGAAAGAAAATTTGAGGTTCAAAATTATTGTGATTTCAAAAGATCAACAAGAGATTTTTTTCGTTACAGAAAATAATAAGGTATATTATGGTGATGAGAATGAAAAACGCAGACTCGAAAAATTAATTTCAAAGATATCAAAAGCATCAGAAGACAGAACAGTATTCTTGTCAAGTTGGCAAGCTTCAATTTCAGGGCTTAAATCTAAAGAGAAAGGATCTATAAACCTAGATGACTTTATTCAGGAACTCAATCAAGAAAACCTAGACATATATCTATATGAACCTCAAATTAAGGACCTTTCGTAGGTCTTTTTTTGTACATAAAAAAGGAGTGATCAACATGAAGAAACCACAAGATCATAAAAAGAAATCTGTTTTAGAAAAGCAAGACGACTTTATCAAGTTACTAACTCAGTTGCGAGAAGAGAAGGACACGGATGCTATTGCTGATCTGTTCTGGAAGATCATTACGGCATACGGACTGAAGGTAGATGAACTTGCAGCACTGAACTATTACACGATAAAGCGATCGCTTGAGGCGCCTGTTAATGCAAACCTTCTGAAAGAGCGAATGAAGTTGGATGTTACTCAGCTTGGAGTAGATGGAATCTTACAAGTGCAGCGTGCGTTGATCACTATCTACACAGAGCAATTAGCCAAAGAACAATGATACCTGTTGTCAAAACCAAAGCGGATCGAGCTAGGTTTTATGGATCGACCAAGTGGCGTAACTTAAGGAAGGCGATACTTGAGAGAGATCACTACGAATGCTTGTGGTGTAAAGTCGAAGGCAGACTGACTACACAGTATGATTCGATACTGGAGGTCGATCACATCAAAGAGTTAGAAACAAATCCAGAGTTGGCGTTTGATCCAGACAATCTAAGAACATTATGCAAGGACTGTCACAACAAGCGACATGATCGGATGAACTATCGTGGGAAACCAAAGAAAAGAAAGTGGGATGATGAATGGTGGTGAGTGACAACCTAGGAAAACAGAATCCCAAAAATGGATAGAAAATTAAACCAAAGTGGGGACTAACACACCCCCGGTCGAAATATTTTGGGGTAAAATCCCAATCTAGGGAACCGGTGGGAGGGGTCAACTGTCCAAATTTATGACTAAAATTTTTTTGCTAGGGGGGTGAGAGCCTTTGAAGATGTCAGATTTAAAGAAACAGTTGCTGAGACAGATTGACGTAAACGATCAGATGGAACTTGAAAAAGTTGAGAGATACCTTGATTTAGTTAGGCTTTATCGAAAAATGGATAAAGCTGTTAAGCAATACGGACCAATTGTCGAAGGCTTTAACGGCACTCAAACGTATCTTAAAACTAACCCAGCAATCGCTCAAAAAGTTACGATTTCTCGTGCAATTATTGCTCTTGGTAAAGACCTTAACCTTGATGATTTGAACGGAAAAGTAGTCACTGATAATCAAGATGATTACGATGAGAGTGATCTAACATGATTCATCAAAAACACGTTGATTACTATATCGAACAATTCAAATCAGGGAAAATAAAGTTTAACAAAGAGCGAGCAAATTTAGTTGAGTATTTAGAACGTGATGTTCTTAGTCGAGATGATGTTTACTTCGATGATGTGATGATTGATAAGTGCATTGCTTATGGTGAGAAATGGTATTTCCCAATGCAGCCATTCCAGAAGTTCTTAATCGCATTTATCTTTTTTTATTTCAAAAAGAATGACCGGAATGTTTATCGTAAGTTCCTTTGGATGTTTGGTCGTGGCGGTGGTAAAAACGGATTGTTATCAGTCGTGCTTAATTTCCTTCAGACTGAAATGCATGGCATCATGGACTACAATATTTCGATCGTTGCTAATAGTGAGGATCAAGCGAAAACATCATTCGAAGAGATTTACAATACAATCAAGCGGAATAAGACTTTACAAAAAGCTTTCGAATATGGCAAGTCTGTGATCACCAGCAAAAAGACTGGAAGCAAGATAAAATTCCGTACTAGTAATGGCGATACAAAAGATGGATTGCGTGATGGAGCAGTAGCTTTTGATGAAATCCATCGATACGAATCGAACAAAGATGTAAAAGTCCATATTAGTGGTCTTGGTAAACGCCCGAACCCGAGGGAGTTTTATGTGGGTACTGACGGTTATGTTCGTGAGGGATTCTTGGACAACATGAAAGAAAAAGCGAAAAGAGTGTTGAGCGGTTCAGTCCGTTTCAATGCTCTTTTTCCTTTCATTTGCAAACTGGACTCAGAGGAGCAGGTCAATGATCCTGATAACTGGGAGTTAGCCAATCCTATGTTTCATCAGCCACTATCTGAGTATGCGGACAATCTTTACGAAACTGTTATGGAAGAATACGAGGATTTGGAAGACGATCCAAGCAACCGAGAAGAGTTCATGACCAAACGTATGAATTTACCTGTCACAGACTTAGAACGATCGGTGGCTAGTCGTGAAGAGATTCTTGCAACAAACAGACCATTCCCTGCAAACCTAATCGGTAAACAAGCCATTGGCGGTTTAGACTATGCCAGTCTGCGTGATTTCGCTGCCTGTGGTCTTTTGTTTCGTGATGGGGATGATTATCCAGACCAAGGATTTCCAACTTGTTGATGATTCTGTAGTCATACAAAACGAAGGCACATACAAAGCGCCAATCACTTGGACAGTAGATTTTTTAGCCGATTGCGAATCAATTGGGTTTGTCACTGAAGATCGTATATTGCAGCTAGGATATGTAACATCAGAGGATATCGATGAAGACTTGTCAAATGTCGTTTTGTTTAACGACCCAATGAAATCAGCTACTAGCGGTCAATATTCAAGGAACGTAGGTAAAATTCGATGGCGGAATGATTCTGGCGATAACACTTCGCAAATACAAGGATCGTTGAAGTATGAAGCTGATGCAATAACAGTTGATAGCTATGGACCGTCTGGTGCTGATGATGCATTTTGGCATGGTCCAACATTATCACGTTTTTTCAACGACGTTGAGGATTGCGAAATTTACGCACGGTTTAATTTTAAGCCAAATGGGGCCACAAAAGACAAAGCCAAGAAACAAGGGCTTTTCGAGTTGAATCTAGTAGATGCAGATAATCTTTTTATATGTGGATTTGAAATGAAAGACAATACCGATCAACAAGATAGGGTTGAGTATAAATTTTATGTTGGTGATGCGGAAATTAAATCAGGTTTTTTACCAGCGGCTGTTCGAAACACGAATGGTGGCTTTTTTGGTATGATCCGTATTCGCAAAGTCGGCAATAATTTTGATTTCTATCTGGCCAGACTCGTGAACAATCCTAAAGGTGGTTTCAACGAATCTTGGAAGGCAACGCATAACTGGACCAACGAAGCCATAGCGATGTTAAAACCTACAAGGGTTGATATAAACTTTCTAAACTGGCGAAACAAGCAACCAATTTACCAGTCACTTACACATTTAAAGCTAACTAAATTTAATACTCGTGACGATAAGTTGATTCCCAAAACATTTTTGGAAGGAGATCAGCTTATTTTTGATGGCCTGACTTCAAAAGTGACTTTAAATGGGATTACAGCAAATGATTATTTCGTAGTAGGATCGCAGCCAATTATTTCGAATATCGGAGAAACAGAGGTGTTCATATCGCATGAAAGTGCGGTTGATCCATTAGTCACAGCCACGGTAGAGGAGAGATTCTTATGATTTATCATATTGTAAACAGAGAATTCAACTCCATTTGTATGATCGATGATGAAGCCGATAACTCAGTTATATTGACGGACGACACGCACACATACGGTATAACTAACGGAACACTTTTGAATACATTTGATTGCGCGATCGATAAGAATCATGAGGACGCTGGGCTGATTCAAGTGGGTACGCATATCGTCTTCCAAGACGAAAATGGCGAGAATATATGCTTAACACTGATGGATACGGACGAAGATGAATATACACGTACCTGTCACTACGAAGATTTGGGCATGGAGTTGATCAACGAAACCCCGATGATATTTCCAGCATCGTTTTCCCAACCTGTCGAGTATTACGTTAATCGGGAAATATACGATAGTGGTTGGGAAATTGGTTTGAACGAGTTAGTAGATGCCAAAATGAAAATGGAGTTTACTAACAACGACACTACTTTAACGAGATTGCAGCAGATATGCGAGATGTTCAAATGCGAAATGTATTTTACTGTTGAGTTTCAAAATTTAAAAGTCACAAAAAAGCGAATCAATATAGTAAAACAAATCGGGGTAGAAACCAACGAGGTACTTAACGCTGGCGTTGACCTGATCACTGTTGGGAAGCACATTAACGTAGATAATTTGAAGACTGCTTTGATTGTAACTGGTGGTAGTGAATTCAACAATTTAGTATATAACGACGGAAACTATTTCACGAGAATCGGCGAATCAATCATCTATGACCGTGAAGCTAACGCATTATGGGGTAGAGGCCATACGACTGATACTCGTGATTCTGGTTGGGTATATGGCAACTATCAATCACAATCAGACGATCCGGCTCAAATGTTTGCAGAAGGTTTAGCTGAATTAAAGAAAATTAATCAGCCAGAGGCTACGTATACTGTTGAAGCCATTTTTAGCAATACGGACTTCATGGTAGGTGACCGTGTGACGATTATCGATGAAGAGTACAACCCAGCATTGCGAATCAGCGCTAGGATCCTCCAGAAAGACATCAGTCGGACAAATCCATCAAACAATGGGCTTGTCATAGGGAATGTTATCGAATTACAAAGTGCAATCAGCGCTAAGTTGCGGCAGCTGCAGAACCAAATCAACCAAAAAGCCGATAACACGATCACAACCGAAATGATTGCAACAGAAGATGGTAACTTGAAAAACTTCGAGGTAAAGGTCTATAAAGGCAATGCCGACATTACCGCCAATCTGGAAAACTACCAGTTTTATTGGAAGCTGACCGACAAAGACGGGAACCTGAAAACAGAGTGGATTGAAGCCAATAAGGATGCTGGCAACACAGTATCTGTTCACTTAGATGATGTAAGGCGTGATAACCAAATCTCATGCCAGGTAATGTATGCGGAAAATAAATTTGTCCAAGCCATATATTTCTGGAACGGACTGAAGAAAACAGCGAGCAAGATCATGCGACTACAAAATGAAAATACTGTCACTATTCCTTTTATCACAGACATTCACTATGCGACCGACACATTTATCCAAGAGGATTTAGAAAACTACGGCCGGACAGACAACCACATCAAAAATGTTGCTGAATTGTCTCACACGATTCCTTTGGACTGCATTGTTGGCGGTGGGGATTTCGTCGATGGCGGAACCACGAAAGATACGAACGTGTCAAACTATAAGAAAGTCGTCAGCATGTTTGGCTTGGCCAACTGTCCGTTTTTCTTAGCGAAAGGAAATCATGATGATAACTCGTGGGGAGATGGTCGACAAGGTCGAGGAACAACTGCTAGAAATAAAGTCAATCAAAACTATATGGCCAGTGATCCTACTAGTAAGTCATGGCATGGAAACATGAGCTACACAATCAAGCCAAGTGAAATGTATGAAATCATCACACGACCTTCAACTATATGGGCAATCAATGAAAATCCTAATGATAAAAATATGTATTTTTATTATGACATTCCGGATAAAAAAGTGCGTGTGTTCTTACTAAACACAAATGATATTCCATATGTTTTTGACACGGATGGGTTAGTGAAATACTTGACGATTAATGTTGCTGGTTATCGACAAGCACAATTGAAATGGTTTGCGGAAAATCTTAAAAGTATGCCTGATGATTACACTGCAGTCTGTTTTCAGCATCATCAATGGGGGCAATGGTACGCAACGAATAGTGCCTATTATCCTTATAACTGGGAATCTGTAGAAGGTATTTTAAAGGCGGCAAAAGAAGGATCAAGTTTTACACGCAAATACACAGGGAACGCTGATTTTGCTAGTGATATTTCAATTACATTCGACACGCCAAAAAACATTGCTTTTCTTGCTCATGGACATCATCACACAGATCGAATCACAACTAAATATGGGATTACAAATGTTTCAACAAGTTGTTCCGTCAGTCGCCCAAAGAAAGATCAAAGAGATCGGCCTTTAGGAGAACTAGAAGAAGACTTGTGGGACGTTTTTGTTTTGGACACAATGAAAAAGCATGTAGATATCGTGCGGTACGGAGCAGGTAGCGACCGCAGCTTTGGCTACTAGAAAGGGGGAATCTTTATGGCAATTATTGAGGTTAGCAAGCAGATTACTAACTACCTAGATAGCGAACAAACGGCATCTGCTCCTGCTAATCCTGTAGAGGGTCAACGATGGACAGATACGTCTAAAAGTCCACCAGTAGCCATGATATACAAAGACGGCGAGTGGAAACCAGAACGGTTGTCTGTTGAAGTGTTAGATCCGGACTTTTATCAAGATTTGGAAAATAACAAAGCGGAAGTGATGACTGCTATCGAAAAAGCTGAAGCAGCTGAAAAGACTGGGAAAGACGCACAAGCTGCAGGTGAAGCAGCTCAATCAGCAGCCAGTGAGGCGAAGCTAGCAGGAGAAAATGCTGCAAACTTAGCGACACAAGCTACTTTAGATACTCAAGCAGCCAGAGATAAAGCAGATGCGATCCAGATTGATGTAAATGGGCTTGTTTCTGATGTAGCTACTATCAATGGAACAGTTACATCGATCAGTAGTAAGGCCAACGAAGCTTATGAAAAAGCCGCTGCTGTGGAAGGAAGAACAGCAACGCTTGAAACCTCAGTTACTGGTCTAACTGGGCGTATGACAGATATTGAGACGACATCAACAAGCACCACTAAAAAACTGAATGAATTAGTCGTCACAGTGGATGGGCAAAAACAAACCTTAGCGACAGTTACGGCCACTGCGGACAGTGCATTGAGTAAAGCGAATGTATTGGAGACGACCGTTGACGGAGTTACACAGACTCTAACTAGCGTAGAAACTGCTGCAAATAGCGCCTTAAGCAAAGTCAATACTGTTTCAAGTACTGTAGATGGTCATACTCAATTGATTGCAAGTACGAAAACAACAGCTGATTCGGCATTATCTAAGGCAGTCGCTACAGAAACAACTGTAAATGGATTAAAGACAACTGTTTCTAGTGTTGAGTCAACCGCTAATTCTGCTTTAACTAAAGCTACACAAGTTGAGATTACAGCCAATGGATTGGTAACAAGCGTGACAAGTATTCAAGCGGATTTGAACAATACATCGTCGCGGAACCTTTTACTTAAAACGTCTACCTTAGAATCTAGGGCTGCCGGAACTCTTGATTCTACAAGCATTCTAAACGGTAATGCTACTGTAAAAGGGTCGTGGTCAAGTGGATATATCGATACCTATCGTCAAAAAATGGCGGTAATACCTAGAGATGGACATTTTACACTAACTTTTTGGGCTAAGGCTGATCGTTCATTAAATTTTAGTAATTTTTTCTACAATTCCGGTACTACAACTCTTGCAATTAACTCTGACGGAAGGACAGGGACGGGGGCAGATGGGGGAAATACGCTATCCGCCACAACTGCATGGAAGAAATATTGGATTAAGTATACTCAGAAAGGTGCTACTGCTCCTAAAGAAGTTTTGATTGGTAGGATATCTGTTGCTGGTACATTATGGGTAAATTCTCCAATGTTAGTTGAGGGAACTCTTCCTGAAGATTGGGCGCCTGCTCCTGAAGATCTAGCAACATCTGCTCAATTGTCGGTTCTTTCTGACCAAATTGACTTAAGAGTTGAGAAGAACGGTATTATCAATGCTATAAACGTGTCCACAGAAGGTGTAATAATTGCTGGGAGCAAGCTGACAATTTCTGCTCTAACCCAAATTGAAAATGCTGTAATTAAAACATCTCACATACTATAAGTGGAAATGGGAAACATGTTTCGAACTCGTGGACGCACGAAATAAATTTCCATAGGAGGCTTTAAATTTGGGTAGTATAAATAATATGATTCAGTGGTTTAAAGACCGAGAAGGTAAAGTAAGCTACAGCCAAGACGGACGCTTGGGACCTAATAGTTATGACTGTAGTTCCGCAGTGTATTTCGCTTTGATTGCTGGTGGATTTATCCCAGAGGGAAGTATGGGATGGACCGGATCGCTACACGATACAACTTTACCGCCTATCGCAAAAAAAATTTCACGATCAGAATGTCGCAGAGGTGACATTTTTCTATCAAAGTATTGGGCGAACGATGGACATACGGGGGTCTTTTTGGATAATGCAACAATTATTCATTGTAATGCGTTTGATAATAACATTCAAACAACTGTAGCGGATGGACGAATGGGCCCAGAACCAACTGAGTATTATAGATTGAATAATACAGATGATGAAAATAAACCAGACACAGAAAGTGGGGAAACAACAATGCAATGTATTTATTGGAGACCAAGTCAAACAACAGCGGGTCAAAACAATGCTTATTATTTCGATGGAACAAGTTCAAAATTTTTAGATCATCCAGATCAAATTACAATTATTGAACGAATTTATAAGGACAACAATGGCAAGTCTATTCCAACATATCATTTTGACGGTAAGCTTCCTTGGTATACTCGAATCGAACAGATTTCTGGTAAAAAGCCGGTTGCTGGGGCTTTGGGATAGCAAAGTAGGCGACACAAAAATGTGTCGCCTTTTTATTGACTCTTAGAAAGTGTGATATTAAATCTATAGGAATGTGCCGGCAAAATAGGTTTAACCTCTTTTGTAATTATTAGTTTCTTAATTACAATTTTGTTACAGACATAAGTTCACTATAGACACATGGAAATATTAGTTAAGGAGGACTAACAAATGGGACAAAAAGAAACAGCTAAAGAAATCTGGGATTATTTCACTTCTAAAGGATGGACTCAACAAGCAGTGTCGGGGCTATTAGGGAACATACAAAGTGAGAGCGGAATTATAGCTGATCGCTGGGAATCTGATATTGTAGGAAATATGAGTGGCGGTTATGGCTTAGTGCAATGGACTCCGGCTACGAAATACATTAATTGGGCCAAAGAAAACGGATTGACCTATCAAAATGTAATCTCTCAATGTAAAAGGATCGAATATGAAGTTACCAATAATATACAATGGTTTTCAAATCATCAAAGACCAGATCTGAGTTATATTTCATTTAAAGATTTTACAGAATTAACAGACGTCAGTAAAGCAGCTGAATACTTTATTGCTTTTTATGAGCATCCACTTAACCCTAATCAACCTGCACGATCTCAACAAGCAATCTATTGGTACAATCAATTTAAAGATAGTATTCCGCAGATTATCAATATTTCAACAGTTGTGGAGTGTATTTATTGGAGGCCTAGTCAGACAACTTCAGGACAGAATAATGCCTACTATTTTGATGGTACAACTTCCAAATATTTGGACCATCCAGATCAGATTACGATTATAGAGCAAATTTATAAGGATAATTATGGTAAGTCTATTCCAACATATCATTTTGATGGTAACACTCCTTGGTATACTCGAATTGAACAAATTTCTGGTAAAACCCCTGTTAGTGGGGCATTAGGCTAAAAGGAAAGCGGCACAGAAAAGTGTCGCTTTCTTTATATATTTTTGTCTTTTTTTTATTACAAGTGGTTTGTTAAAAAAGAGGTTTGACCTCTTTTAATCCTTGATTTGGATTATCCTTTACTTAAGGACGTACGTTCACCATGGACGCATGGTTGAAAAGAAAGGGGGATCTAAAATTGGCTAGTATTGAAATTATGATCAAATGGTTTAAGGACCGAGAAGGTAAGGTAACTTATAGCCAAGCGAATCGTCTAGGACCAAATAGTTATGATTGTAGCTCTGCGGTGTTTTTCGCACTGATAGAAGGAGGATTCCTTCCCAAGTCAACAAATATTGGTAATACAGAATCATTATACGGCTTAGAAAATAGTTTGCTCATTCCTATTTCAAGGTCAGAGGTGAAACGTGGAGATTTATTCGTTTCAGGATTTAAAGGCGCATCTGGTGGAAATGATGGACATACTGGAGTGTTTTTAGACAACACCAACATTATACACTGTACACCAGCAGGTGGTAGTGCTGGGATTATCACTACACCAGCAACTAATTGGATGGGTGACTACAAGGGACTACCGGTTTATTATTATCGATTAAAAAATGCAGATGATGGAAACATACCAAATCAAGAGAGCGAGGAAAAATTAATGTGGGTATTTTATCAAGCAAACAAAAATGTACCAGTTCGTTGGTTCAATGGAGAGCATGCATATGCTATCGGCCACGCTGATGAGATGAAAGCAATTCAGCAAATTTACAAAGCAAACACAGGTAAAGATGTTCCGTTTTTAACAAATTGGACTGATGCATCTCCTTATCATAATCGTTTGGCCAATGTCTTGAATCGAACACCTGATTTCTAAAATCATCAGGAGGAGGAGAAAGAATGGCTAATGATAATATGAAACTATCTCAGAATGGTTTTGAGTTGATTAAAGGCTTTGAAGGGTTAAGTTTGACCGCCTACCTAGATGTTGTCGGCGTTTGGACAATAGGGTATGGTCATACACAAGGTGTATACGCTGGAATGACTATTACTTTAGAACAAGCAAACAACTTTCTGAAGCAGGATATAGAAAACCATTTACCCGGTATTTATAAATACGTTACGGTAGAGTTGAACCAAAACCAGTTTGATGCACTAGCAAGTTTTCATTTTAATTTGGGTGTAAATATTTTACAGGGTTCTACACTGTTAACTTATATTAATTCAAAAAATTGGCAAGCAGCAGCTAACGAAATGAAAAAATATGTAAACGGAAATGGTTCTGTTATACCAGGTCTTGTGACACGAAGACAACTTGAAACTGATTTATTTTTAACACCAGTAAATGACAATACAGTAAATGAAAGTGAGGAAATATTGATGTGGGTATTTTATCAAGCAAATAAAAATGCGCCTGTGCGTTGGTTTAATGGTCAGCATGCATATGCTATTGGACACGAAGATGAAATGAGAGCAATTCGACAAGTGTATCATGCGAATACAGGAAAAGAAGTCCCATTCTTAACAAACTGGACAGACGCTGCGCCTTATTATAACCGTCTTGCGAATGTTTTGAATCGTAAGCCGGATTATTAATAACTGATTCGTTACAGATAAAAAGCTCCTTACTCAAATTAGAGTAGGGAGCTTTTTTATTATTTTGAAAGTAATTTAGCTTGTATTAAATTGAATTATACCTTAGACTTTATCGTGCAACATGCATTAATCTAAGAAGAGTACTGGCACAGGAAACTTGGGGAAGTTTTTCTGGACTGCGAACAGTACTCTTCGTATTTATTTTATCATGGTTATTATTTAATAGATATTCTTGTTCAGAAAGTCGTCTAAAAAATACTGTTAGATTTCAGCAAATTATAATTATATATTCATGACTTATTTGGAATGCTCCTTACTCAGTTTGAGTAGGGAGCCTCTTGTCAGTTTTTTAGCATTCTTAAAAAAAGTGAACTTTGCCATCCAAAGTTTACGATGTTACGCTCATCTTCAAGAAGTATTTGCTTATTTTTTAAAAATAGAATTAAATCTTTTTCTCTTATTTCGTTATCTAAGAAATTCTGAATTGCAATAGTAACTTCATTTACTTCATTTAATGTGAAGTTGTCTAAAGATCCGATTCTATAATGAAACCTATAATGATTTTTAAATGATTGAAACTTATTTCTAATTGATCCAGTATCACGCAATTCTAATAGTAGTAAAAAATCTTTTACCTGTTTTTGAAGTGAATTGATACTGTCAATCGTTGTTCCATCCCAAAACTTAATTACCATTGTGATAATTATCGAATATATACTATTAGCGTAAACATAATCTTTAAAAATTAAAAACCCACTTTTACTGGTCTGAAATGTATTTGCATCAAATAATAAATTAAGTAGAGTACCAGCCAAAAAAAGTTCTAGAAAATAAATTAGAAGGTTAGTCAGCTTGTACATGGAATGAGAATTATATTTTTTTCTAATAAAACTGATAGCTATAGTTAAAAAGATAAGTATAGAAAAAATAATTAAAATATATTCAGTAAGCATTGTATTCTCCTTTAGTTAATTTTAACAGAACTATCCATCTGGAAAAAGACTAGTTTGAAAATAGACTATTCTCAAATTCAATCATTATCCTCGTCTTACCAATCACCGAATACTTTTTCACAACAAGCTGCTTCCGTTCGTTATACTCACCAGCAACTACAATTTGCATTCCCTCATCCACATCTGCCAAGAAGTTCAAACTATGTGCGGCAATCAAGCAATTCTCATTATTCAAAGTGAACCGCACCAAAGGGGGCTTGCTCATCTTCAATATTCTTATCTTCGATACATAGCCTTTCATCGTTTTCATATTGATCGCCTCCATAAGCTTGTATATAATAGCAACATTCTGTTTTACCTAAAGTTACAGCAACATAAAACCCGACACATTTTGAACCAAATAAGCACTCTTGTGATTCGGAAATTGAGTCAGGGAATTCATCTGTGAACTCAGAAAGAGAAAGGTAGCCTTGCTCATACATGGTTATTAAATTCATCTTAGTTACCGCCGGGCTTATACTTTATGTTCGGATCGTATTTTCGGAGAGTCTCGTTTTGCGTTCTTACGTGATCGAACAGATAATTGTCTCCGTCTTTCTTAAACACAAAAGCTAGTTCTTCCGAATAACCACTGTAGCTTGAGGGGACGGTAAAGTAGGACTTTCCGAAGTTCTCCATAGTCTGAACAAACTGATCGTAAAGTAAGTGTGCTGGACCCATTCTTTCGATAAATTCATAGTAGTATCTTTCTAATGCATATGTTCGTTGGTGCGCAAGTGGTATTTGCAT